CATTCTTGTGGTAAACCAAGAGTATTAGTTGGTCTTTGGTTTGTTGCATTAAATCTAAAAGAACTTAATGCGGTATATTTAGTTCCCGCTATTTTCAGATTCCCGCGACCGGAAAGTTTAGATACTGCAAAATAGTTAATTTTAGTAGAAACATCATTGAAGTTAATTGTTTCATTCGTTCTAAAATACCAAGCGTAGATAATATTCTCATTATTTGGTGAGCTACCAACGCCATCCGTAACTGGCACATTATAAATATCATAACTTGCTGATACTGTTTGACTCCCAACGATTAATCTTCCATAACCAACGGGAACAACCCCGCCTTCACCAACAGTATTTTCAGGACCATTAAACAAATAAGATTTTTTTGTTACTCCCGCAATCTCTTGAAAAGGTTCAAAAGAAGGGGGTTTCGATAATAAATTGATAATTCCGGCCGCCGCAATACCAATACCACCCATAATTAAAGCTGCCCCTAAAATCGGGCCAACACCAGTAAACGCGCCAACAACAATAAGTAAAACGCCTAATATAATAGCAAAAATATCACTATCGGCCGCCTCAATAACAGGAATTATATCAATAGTTTCTAGATTGCTAGTTTTTAATACTAGTTCTGAATTGCCAATTTCTTTATAAATATTGGGGTCTTTTGGGTCTAAAACTTTATCATGCTTGATTGTTCTTCCGTTAACCACAACATTAAACTTGTCATAACCATGTTTATTAAAATATCTGGTTAACTTATTAGAAGTTAAAACATTAATCGCATGAATAGCCTCAGAAACAGATTTGACGGCCAAATCGAAATTCTGGCGCCCGACGCCCTTTCCCAACACTCCATGTAATTTAATAGATACTTTTTTCACGCAAAATCCTTATACCTTAAATAATTTACACTATATTTTCTATAATACTTATTATAATCCTCAATTAAGGAGTCTTTTCCAAACGGGTGATGGATAATTTTTTCATTTCTATAAAGCATTACGTGGGTCGCAGTTTCACAAAATGGAAATCTAAATAATATTAAATCGTATTCCCTTAATTGGTCTTGACTAATCTCAATAAAACCATTGTTTAAGTAAAAGTCCTTCAAAAAAGTATAATTTTTATTATTCCATTCGCTATATTTACTATTTTTAACGCAAGATTCAAAATCATCCCAATCTATGTTTCTTATTTCATGGATTAAATCTGGAATATTAATGTTTAGGTCTTTTTTGTAAATATCCTTGATTAATTCCACGCAATCTAATACTCCAGCTATAAAAGGACGATTTAATATGTTTGGGATATTATTTGTTGGATTATATTCTTGAATATCCAAATTATCTATATTACAAACGATAGATATTAAATTAAGTTTACTTAAAACGGCAGAGTCTTGTTGACTTAAACCTTGTTCTTTATGACTATGATAAAAACCAATTATTTTACCCTGCTTTGAATAACTATTTATCAATTCCCTTGAAATCTTAAAACGATTTTTAGTATCCTTGGCTGAATTCTCACAACTAAAGACTTTTAATTTATTATCAATATCTAAAACTAAACCACAGGCTTCATTCGGGCGCCGATTTATCGTGTCATTAATAATAAAATCTTTAATTTCCTGATTATCAATAATCATAGATTATTATAATTTAATTGTTTTATGACGTAAAATATATCTGGTTTTATCAATAAATTTATCCCCATACTCTTCCATTATTGATTTTTTACCCCGAGGATGATGAAGAATATGACCATCTAAATAAATACCAAAATGAAATTGATTGCGATTTAATTCTAAAATAATAATATCATGGTTTTGTGGGTCTGTAACTTCATAAAACCCATTCAAATCTTTGTATTTATTAACCAAATCACCCGAAGTTTTCCACCACCCCTCGGTTCGGTCTGGCAAATAATTATTTATTTTAATCCTGAATTCATTCCAATAATAATCAATAATTAAATTAAAACAATCTTTTTTACCCCATTCAAACGGACGCCCGATATATTTGTTGTTATATTCTTTGGGATTAAATATATTGAAACTATTTTGATTAACACAATAAACAATATATGTTAATTCATTAAATGAACTATATTGCTTATCAACTTCGCTTAACTCATCTCGATCTAAATGACTGTGGTAAAACGCCTTTATCTCCCCAAGACAATCAACATTAAGATAATCTTTTGGATTTATTGATACGTTGTGATAAGGGTTTTCATGGCTATTTTTAACTTCAATTACTTCTAAAATTCCATCATGATTAAAAATTACAAAACCACAACATTCTTTGGGCGCCTCTTTTTGGGCGTGCAATTTAATCCGTTCTTTTATTAAATTATTTAACATATTAGTTTTCAGTTACTCGGCTGGCCGCCGCAAAGCCGCCATAAGGCAATATTCCACCATTTATAGTTTGATAACGTAATCTGCATCCTTTTAATGATTTTGAACAATCATCTTGAATATAATAAAAAGAATTAGGCGGAAAAGGCGGCGGAGAAGGCGTGTTTGCCTTTACCAAAAAATAATAATTAATATAATCTTTGGAAATATAGAAAACATCGCCGACTTTATATGGGTTTTCGGTTGAAAATTCTCCTTTGTCTGACAGGCGTATTTGATTAGTGGAAGAAATTTTTGCTAGTATGTCCGCGAATTTTTCATCTAACCTTGTGCCTACTGGCGGAGCTGTAAACTCGATAGTTTCGGCGCCGGAATGCTCAATGGCATTTTTACGTTGAAAATGAGAGTCGGAACTATCGTAGTATTCATATAAGCAACCTTCACCACGATAAGTAAAAGGACATCTATCCGATAATACAAGTCTATTAGGTAATTTAACCCCTTCTAAATTTGCCAAAGAAGTTAATTCATATTCCAAAACATTCTTATTGTCGGCAGTTTTCCTATCAATATAATAAACATCCTCAGTTAAATAGGAGTTTGGGTCAGGAATAAAACCATTTGGTAAACCATTAATATCCCAGTTTTCGGCGTCTAGGAATTTTGCAAAAGTTCTATATCTTCTTACGATACCACCAGTTAAATCCCCTAATAAACGCAATGCAGTTTTTAATTCAATTAATTTGGGGATATTTTCATCGCCAATAACAATACTTAATGTTGGCGCCGCAATCGAACCTTTGCTATTAAATTCAAATCCTTTTGCTTGAATAGCCACCGCATGATAAACATTAGACCTCCAAAGAATGTTATTACTTTTATTACCGATATTATTGAGTTTCAGATTGGAATGAAATCTAAAGATTTTAGTGCTATAATCAGAAGTATTATACTGATCTGAATACAAATTACTTATATCAATTTCAAACAACTCAACAATAGAAGAAGGAGTTAAATTAAATAACTCAGCATTTAGTCTTTTAATTGAGGTTTGTGCCTGTGAAATTGTCATATTTATAATTAGTTAACAACCTGTTCAAATTTTACGCTTAAAGAAAAATTATCAACAAAGTTTTCGATATCCGTCCATTCACGGGCTACATATCGTAAATTTCTACTATAAGGCGGGCGCCCGGACCAGACGAAACTTTCGGCCGCGCTTCGTTCAGTCAAAAAGTGGGTAATCGCGGTAATTTCGGCCAGAGTTCTAAGTTCAAATTGCAAATCTATTTCAATTAAATTATTGTTAATAGCATTAGGAATACGGGATTCATAACCGTCATCAAACTTTAATACTCTGGTTTTAGGATTATTTCTTACGTTACTTTGGTAACTAGGAGTCCAAATAAAGTGAGGTTTAGTTTGATTAATATCGTCCAATATATAACCACCCCATTTATTTTCATTAAAAGCTCCAGTAACCCCGTCCTCCAAACAATATAAATACTGATTGGATAGACTCATAGTTTTGAACGAACCATTCCTCAATACAATATCATGTTTATTGTAAGTATTAGATGCGTTATAAATAGCAATATTATAAATTGAATTAGACATTTTGTGTTAATAATTTAAGTTTTTCTTCCATTTCGGAAAGTCTTCGGTTTAATAATTCAAAATTGATATTAATTTTTGAACATGAAGAATTATCTATTTTATCAACCTTCATAAGGCCGGAGCCACCAATTAAATCATTATGTATTTCATATTCCTCGCCAATAACATTACTATTTCTTAAATTATAAGAATTGTTAAGGGTTATTAACCATTTGGAAAAATTTAATTCACCATGAGTTATTCCTTCCGGCAAAGGTCGCGAAAAAATAATGGTAGTTTCATTTTGATCGAAAATCAGATTGGAGACTGTTCTTTCTAAAGTTCCTAAAACTGCGTCCTCTTCAAATTCCAAGGCTAACTCAGCGTTCTGGCCGGGGCCATCTGAATAAGTTTTTATTTCCTTATTGTCAGGAATTTGTATATATTTTCCTGACTCAATTAGTTCCAAATCAGTTATTTCGCCTTGCCCGCCAACACTAATTACCTTAAAAGACCCTCCAGACTGATAATTCTGATTTAATATCCCACCAATGCAAAAAACCATATCTCCAATTCTATAATTACTTCCGGGATTAATAATGAATAATAGTTTTTTTACTCTTAATTCTTTATGTATTAAATTGATATTATCGTCTTTAATCAGAATTGGGTTAAAATTAAAAGGACAAATAATACTATTTTTATTTTTAATGGTAAAAGACTTGGAATAAGTTTCTAATTTAGTATTGACAACATTAAAAGTAAATTTATCCTTCCTGAATTGAAAATACGCGCCCTCGCGCACGCCGCGCCAGTCGCAAAAGGAAGAAGAATATAGTTTATTACTATTCTGTAATATTGACGCCCTTGTTCCAAATGAATGTTTACTCATGCCTTTTTCCCTATTATATTTACACGACCGAATTAACAAAAGTCCTATTTCCAGACATATAATGGTATTTTATTGATTGAAAACAACTATTATTGTTATTTCCAGTTTCAATTAAATTTCTACCGAAAACAACTCCTGAAATATTAACTCCAATTTGTTTTTGCGGATTTATTTCCTGTCTAAACCCAAGAGAAACCCTTTGAAAGTCATTAACTCCTAAAGTTGAAGATAAATTAGTTAATTCCGCACTATTAAACGAATATTGTAACATTCTATTTTTATAACTGTCTAATCCAGTGAATTGACAAGGATTATTAAAACCAACAGTAATTTGATAAGGATAATTATTATTGAATATTGTTTTTAACTCCTGATTTTGATTTTCACCAACAATTAAATCTATTCCGATGTTAGCAAAAATAGGATAATTAATATTTCGATAGATTGGTAGCTGCCAACCAATAGAAGTTAATGGGTCGCGCTCAATATTTATATCAAAATTAAAAGATTGAATTTTCCAGTCTGATTTCAAATAACCGATGTCTTTTATTGATGTGTCACCACCATAACCTGTATTAGTAATTGATATCACCATATCCCCGACATTCAAAACAGAAGGAAAAGAGTCTCCGGTAGCATGAGGAATAATATAATATCCACTATTTATTTTGGATAAATTTTTTGGATTAAGCCCCGGACTAGCGCCGATTAACTGATCATTAACCTCTACGTTTTCAGCAACAAATCCATAGTTAATAGTCGGGCTACTACCAACAGAAGCATTAACACTATAAGAATTCAAATAACAATTACCAAAAGCGATGGATGACCCCGAGGTAGAATGAGCCAAGCCATTATTTTCGTCGCCTTCTCGGTCAGTTATAGAAACATACAAATTCTTTTTATCAGTATATCTAAAAGGAAAATAAACTCCCGTATTAATTCCTGAATAGGCTATTTTCGTATTGATTCCAGTTAAAGGATCGTAATTAGTATCTTTGAATTGGCGACCATCAAATCCACTAAAAAAACAAGGAAAATTGACATCCAAACCTAATATATAATCATTTTCTGGCCCGCACATAAAAGTTTGAATATTTAATTGGGCGGATGGGTAATTTAATGATTTAGCTTCTGAAAGCCCTAATTCACCGACATTTTGTAAATCTTGGCGCCCAACATCAAAAGAATAATCTAATGATTGAACACGATTTAGTTCTCTTAATAGATTATAATGATGATTACCACTTAATTGCAGTATTCTATAATTTTTTACGTAAAATTTATTACTACCCGTCAGTAAATAACTAGTATTGGAAAGATTAGTTCCACTTACAAAAGTAATCCCAATATTATCACTCCCAGCATTCGTTGCATTGCCGTATAATCCTTGGGAAACTAATTTGGCCCAAGTATTTAATCCTGTGTAATGTATCCCGAAACCTCCTGCCCCAGCATTTTTAGAGAAATAAATAGATTTTGACATTGGATTAGAACTGGGAATATAAATTTCTATTTCCGCTCTATAAATACCACTACTACCAGAAACTACTGGAAAAACTTGATAAGACCCATGAAAGCCATTAAATCCAGTTGCCGTAAATTCATAAACATTATCTTTATTGTCAATTTTTAATCCTGTTGCCAAATTTGTTAGATTTTGTCTTAAAAACCCAACCCCAACATCGGGCCAATAAATCACGGGGCCGGTCGAAATATTACCAGAAACATCCAAGAAATTATAACCAGTTGCAGGCGCCGGGCCGGCAAATACATTATAATTATAATGAGTTGTCTTATTTTTGGACATTATTTGTTTGAGTGATAAATGGTGGCCGCCGTGTTAAGGGAAACTGAATAGTTTTTACTTAAATTGGCAATTTCCTTATATTGTTCGGAATCACTTATTTTGTTTTGAAGATAGTCATTAACTTTAGATTTCCAATTACCTTGATCTTCCCTTAGTATAATTTCGTTTGCCAAAGTGTTAACAAATGAAATTTGATCTAAGGTCAATTGTTTGATTTTATTTTCTTTCTTGATGGCCGCTGAAATAAAGTCCTTAAATTCAATCTCTTTCTTCATTTGTTCGGTCATCTTGTCGTAATTAACACCGACGGCTTTAGGCGTGACATTTTTCGTTGCCTGTGGAATACCAATCGTTCCGGCTGGGCGACCTTTACCAGCGCCCTCTCCGTCAACCTGTTTTCCGGCGCCTACCACGGGAGTATATAAACCCTTATCGCGCATTTCCTTATATTTGGATTGGTGCTCTTCGGATTCTTCCGGGGTTGGGAACCGTCCAGTATTA